ATGAAAATGACAAAACTATTAGAAGGTAAAAATATTGTTGTAATGGGTGTCGCCAATGAAAGAAGTATTGCCTGGGGTATCACAAAATCTCTACATAACGCTGGAGCCAGCCTTATTTTTACGAATAGACAAGAAAGATCCTATAAAAAATTAGTCAAACTTTTAGATAAGCATGAAATTGAACCAAAAGCAGTTGTTTCCTGCGATGTAGCATCAGATGAGAGCGTGCAGGAGGCTTTTAATGAAATAAAGGAAAAAGTCGGTGTGATTCACGGATTGGTTCACTCAGTTGCTTTTGCCAAACGCGAAGAACTGCAAGGCGAGTATGTAAATACTTCCCGTGACGGCTTTTTACTTGCACAAGAAATCAGTGCTTATTCGCTGGTATCTGTTACAAAGGCTGCACAGGAATTAATGACTGAAGGCGGTTCAATTGTCACACAAACTTATATTGGAGCGGAGCAGGTTGTTCCAGGCTACAACGTTATGGGTGTTGCTAAAGCATCTCTGGAAGCAAGCGTCCGCTATTTAGCTGAAGATGTAGGTAAACGCGGGATTCGCGTGAACGCTGTATCAGCCGGCCCAATTCGTACACTTTCTGCAAAGGGAGTGGCTAACTTCAATGAAAAATCACATGTTGTAGAAGAAAGAGCTCCATTGCGCCGTAATATTGATCAGGATGAAGTTGGAGATGCAACTTTATTCTTCCTAAGTGCACTCTCTCGCGGAATTACCGGAGAAGTATTGCATGTCGATGCCGGATTTAACATTATCGGTGGCTGATTTCTTCAAAATATACAAAACTGTCTCTCTCCAAAAAAGAGAAGGCAGTTTTTTTATTGGCAAAAACAAAGTTTTCTTCTACGTTTAATGTTTTTTGTAGCGGGAATTAATATTAATACATGTTCAAATTAGCTGATAAAGTTTTTTGAAACATGCTTTATTGGAATATATATAAAGGGGTGTAATAAAATGTATAACTATATACAGCATTATATTAACGGTCAGTGGGTTGATTCCACTGGAAACGAGAAAATTGATGTGATCAACCCTGCAACGGAAGAAAAAATTGGTGAAATCAGCTCTGGTACGAAAGAGGATCTCGATAAAGCAGTAAAAGCTGCACGAGCTGCATTCCCGGCTTTTTCACAAACAACCAAAGAAGAACGAGCTGCCTTGTTAGACCGCATTGCAGATGAATACGAAAAACGGAAAGATAAGTTTATTGAAATAATTATGGCAGAGCTTGGCTCTCCAATAACTTTCACAACAAATGTGCAATATCAGATGGGATTAAACCATTTCCGCACGGCAGCAAAGCTGGTACGCGATTTTGAGTTTACCGAAAAACGGGAAAACTCCTTTGTCCAAAAAGATGCTATTGGCGTTGCCGGTTTAATTACACCATGGAATTTCCCTACAAACCAGGTTTCTACGAAGCTGGCTTCTGCGTTTGCAGCAGGCAGTACTGTGGTACTAAAACCTTCTGAAGAAACTCCTTTCGCGGCAATGCTGCTTACTGAAGCGATGGAAGCTGCCGGTGTTCCCAAAGGAGTATTCAACCTTGTATCCGGAACAGGCGATACAATTGGTAATGGAATCAGCTCTCATCCGGATATTGATTTCGTATCTTTCACCGGATCCCCTGTAGTTACATAAGCACAAAATATACATATATATAAAGAGGGGTTTCCCCTCTCTTTTTTAGTTCCTTCTATTATACATCCTCAACTTGAATAATCCGGTTAAAAGGAATTTCTATCCTGCCAGACTCATTAGAGCATTTGATAATCATATCCCAGATATTAATCGGTTCATCTATGTTACATACGATTTCTTTAAATTCACCATCATTAAAATATTTTATCCATACTTTTGTACCCTGCTTATGCGCCAGATATATCTCAAATCCGTTATGCTCCAGCTGGTGCTCATCTAATACTGGCTTTTCAATCATGAGTATTCCCTCCCAAAATTGCCGTTTGACGAATGTTTGTTCTGGTTATAATATAAATATATCAAATTAATAAGAACGCGTGTACTGTTATTATTTAGCAATGAAAGGAAGGATAAAAATGGAAGAAGTATCTGTAACCTATGTCACGCCTGAAATGTACGGATATACAGACAGAGGTATACAAAAATGGATGGGATTGATATTAGCTGACCAGACCGATGCGATAAAACAAATAAACAATGAGGTAGACGAAATAGAAGGCAAAGATGAAATGAGCATAGAAGAGATATCACAAGTGCTGCATAGAGCATATGCAATGGATTTTCCGATAGCGATTCAAGCAAATGCCATGCGCAATGGAAGTTATTACAAGGATGTGGAATGTAAGATAGCTGGATATGGAAACGGAAGGATATTTTTGAAGGTGATTGATGGGAGAAAGACTAGTTGCACGATTGACCAAATAAGGAATGTGGAGTATATGAGTCCGCTGGATTGGTACGATAAGAAGAAATAGCCCCCACAAGCGTGAGGGCTTGTTTTATGCCTAAAACGCACCAGCATTTAACCTACGTTGCAATGCCTTGACCATTGCAGATGATGGTCTGCTAATCACTCCATCTTGAGGAGTACCTAAATATTTTTGCAATGCTCGTACAGTACCAGGTCCGAGTTTACCATCTGCACTTGAACCGACTTTACGTTGTAACGCTACAATAACATTACTACCCCCATTACCAAATTGTACTGTATTACCATATAAGGATTGAGTGACAGAGTTTCTAGGTTGTTTGGATATAATTCCGTCCACAGGTGTTTTTAATGCCTGCTGCAATGCTCGTGTCGTGCCATTACCCCATTTACCATCTACAGACAGATTAACTTTTGGGTTTGTCTTTTTAGTGGTGCTGGATCCTGTTTGAGTTTCCTTTTGCTTGGATACTTTTTCAGAGGCACTATTAGTATTCTTTACATTAAGAAACTCCATAATACCATCAGCAATGGCCTCACCCTGCGCTTTAAGTTTTGCATTATCACGCATAGATTTAATATCAATTCTTGAATCCATAAAACCTCCCTCGGTAAGGACGGCAGGCATTTTTGTTTGACGAGTGATAGCGAGGTTAGATTTTTTCATACCTCTATCCTTTAGCCCCATTGCTTTAACGTATTTGGGATGGATACATCTAGCTAATATTTCAGCTTGTGGATGCGATCCGTTTTGAGTAAATGTTTCAATTCCTATTTCGTAATTGAGCCATGATGTACCAAGCGCATTGTGATGGCATGATACATATGCATCTGCACCCCATGCATTTGCTTTATTTGTACGTGCAGTTAACCCGATATCCGTTTTACCAGACGCGTCATCAGTACGCAAGACCTCTACACCATTAGCTTTTAGTTTTGCAATCGCCGCTCTCACTACTGCGTCATTAAAATTCCACTCATATTCGCCAGCTGGCGAACGCTTGCCCGGTGTTGAACCACTTCCGCCATGGCCTGCACACATTGCTACTTTTACCATAATATAAAACCTCCTCTAAAATTTAAAAAGAGCAGCCGCAGCTACTCTTTACTTGGTTAGATAATTTTTCTTTAAAACTTCTTTTTGCTGCTTGCCTTTCCAGGTAATATAATTATTTTTGAACCACGTCCATACACTTACGACAGTGGTTAACCCCAAAGCAATAGCTTCTTCACTAAATACAGGAACGGCATTTAATCCCGCCTGCTCCAGCCATACGTTTACCCAAACAATTACTAATGCTACAGTTCTTATGATTGTTCCTTTATCCATTTTTATCATCCTCCATTAACTATTAATTACATAGTTCAAGACAAATACCGCCAGGCTAATTCCGACGGCTAACCATGTTGGCAAATGAGTCATTAAATTTTCCCGACGCTTTACTTCCCTCTCAACATCATCAATGCTGGCTTTATCTTTCATTTCTGCTTTAATCTCCTGAATGTCTTTTTCTAACTCATTTGCTTTATTTCGAGCACCTTTAGCGATGTCATAAGTCTCATTCATTCGCTCTTTCATATCCAAAAGGTTGTCCAACTTTCCACTTTGCTCTGCAAGCGAGACCTTGACTTCCATCAAGACATTCATAAACTTTTCCATGTCCTCCACATCCTTTTGTGTGTCCATTCTCGACCCCCTTCACTGCGACATAAAAAAGACACCTCTTATGAGATGTCTTTTGAATTTATATATTTTCTCTTAAAAATCTTTCTCCGGCTGCCGTAATACCGATGATTTCTTTATTTCCTTCAGCCACGGTTTTATAGTTAAGCAATCCGTTACGATCAATATCTCTAAATGCATTTAATATCTTGACGTTTTCCTCGTGTTCCATTGCAATTTCAATGGTAGTACGGTTAAGATAACTTCCATTTTTGACATTGCGAAGAATGTGTAATATTAATGCTCTATGATTCATGAAACCCCTCCCTTTATACCTTTATCGACATAATAAGAGGGCCCTTAAAGCGTAATTAAGCACCCGTTAGGATGCTGTGGTCAATGTTTAGTTATTGTTTAAGGTTTGAATTATATGATTATAATTTTCATTTGATACAAATGGCTCAACTATTTTAAGTTCTTTCATCAATTCATCCGCAGCATTTTTATTTATATAAAACAATTGTTGAATTATATATGCTTGGGATTCTTCGTCGTAATTTTCAACGATTGATACATTTCTTTTTGTACCATTAAGTTTAGAAATATAGTTGTTTTCTAAATCCGTGAAAAACCAATCATAAACATTAACTCCTAAATTATTTGTGTGATTTTTCATTTCTATAATATCCTCGACAGTATTAACCATCTGACATCCCTCCTGTCTACGTATTCGACAAAAAGAAGGAAAATCCTTCTAAAAGATGTTTTTATTTTACATTTTATAAAGGAAATTATCCTTCTCTGTCGAATATAGTAATTTGGAAGGAGGTGGATACTTATGAGAGTGGAAACCCATATTAAGATTAAAAACGGTCAAACTGTTATCCTGCCAAATATTCCTAATGAATTTAATGATTCTTTTTTTCGTCAGATTGAACAGCGACGGATAAATAATGACACTGTTTTTCTATATTCACCAAAGGAAGAGATTTCAGTAAAAGCGAGAGATATACATTCAATTGAATTCATCATTCTCGGCTAAATGAAAGATTTCCAACAGCAACACCTATTCGCATTGGTTCAACTACTTTAGCAGAAGAAATGGACATATTCTTGTTTCCTAATTCAAGGATTCTGTCCATTTTCTTTTCAATGCGATCCAGTTGTGTTTCTACAACAGGTCCCTTCACATCTTCATTATTGTTAGAACTAATATATAAATCTCCTTTGTCTGCCCCTATATACATATTTACCCGCACCCCTTCATCATTGATATATTTATCCTGCAAACAATCTTTACATTCAAAATAGGTTGCTAGGCCGCATCGCGCTTTTTCTACAATAGGTTTATCAATTGACTTCCCACATTCTTTACATTTCATATTAACCCTCCTTGTTATTTTTCTTTTGTTTAGACAGCTCTGAATCTTTATCCATTTCTTCAATTTCTTTTTCTTTCAAAGTTTTTTCCAACTCTGTAATCTTAGCTTGCATCTCTGCTGAAACTGTTTCTAATTCTGCGATTCGTAGGGCTTTGTCTGCTACTTGACCTGCCAAAGAGTTGGCGATTGAATTTATGCGATTGTTTTCCATGTTCTATCTCTCCTCTTAATTTATTATTCTCTTCATGCAATTCCTGCACTGATTTTGTTAGATACATAACAAGGTCATTTATTTTGATTTCTTTTCCGCTTGAAGATGAGATATCTGGACTGTTTTCAGCGATAACTCCAATTTGACGGCCAGCCTCTGGAGATTCAATCCAATCAAAATTAACAATATTCAATCCACAAACGACATCTAGTCCATTACCCTCATATGGTTTAATATTAGTCTTTAGCTCTTCACTGGAAGAGGAATTAAATTCTCTTGCGACCATTGGGACCAATGTTCCACTCCTTACTCTGGTAGCTCTAACGTCAACATTACCTTGTATAAAGGTTGAACCATCCTCGTGAACAAGCCTACCTCCGCCGTCTAAAATGACTTCTCTAATTCTGATTGGCCGATAACTGCCTCCATCGCCAAGCAAATTACTTGTCACTCTTAATTCTCCGCTAGATACGCCAATATAAAAGTTTGACCCGGACATATCGGTGTTCAGTTTAATGCTTCTAAATGACCCTTCCGCAGCCTGCAAATCACGATAATTAGGGCTTCCGTTATTATAACCGGCCTTAGAAGTAATTCTTAGTCGGTCATTGACTAAAGCATAAGCATTATCACTTGGAGCTTCTAAGCTACCTATAAATGCGTCAGCTTGAACATTTCCGCTATTTATATCTCCATTACCATTTGTGGCATAAATAATTGGTCTACCGGACGTAGACTTTTTAAAACGGAGACCACTACCATAATTGGCAGATGGAGAACCGTACTGAATCCAGCCATCTGATAAGCCTGCGCTATCATTGTCCTTAACATTAAACCTAAAATGATTTAGACCATCCCTATTGCCATCCCTTGGTTGTAGCGTGACAGTTCCTCGACTGGCAAGTATTTTAACATCCCTGTCAGCATCCAATATAATGTCTCTGTTTGCTGTCTTTATGGCAACGTGTCCTTGGTTAGAAAAGATGGTTAGACCTCTAATATTACCCGTATTCCATTGCGGGCCATTGTATTGATGGGAAAAGAACTCTATTACACCAGATCCGGAATTTTCTTGGTCAGGATTTTCATCTGCATACCCTTGTATGAAAGTAGAGATACCTTTGTCAGAGAAGTACAGACGTTTATTTTCTGCCTCATTATTCACACGGAAATAGCCTCGTCCTAACTGGAACTTAAGATCAGCATAGCTTGTTTCGCCAAACCAAGTACGGTAATACTGTCCCCGAGATTCGATATAATCTCCTTCAATAAATGTATAGGTGGTATCATTACCACCTACTACTCTAACAAGATTTGCATCTAATGTACCCGTGGTTACATAATCAGCTACTATACCCAATTCAGCTGACATTGCAGTACCGTATGTTTTACCGCCATCGCGACTAAACCCAATCGCGTCACCAACATAGCGTGTCATATAGTTTGGGTCGTCTCCATTCCAACCAACAACACCATTTGGCGTGTATTTAAATACACTGTTGTTATTGCCATTAATGATTTCTGATATTTCCTTAACCCGTTGATCTAAGGCAGACAACGGAACTTGTTTTCTTCCGGTGATAATATCGTTTATATTTTTAACAGCTGTTTGCATATTGGATTGGTGACGTTTAACCAGAGACTCTGTTCCAAAAGTCAGTTTGATATCAACTACATTTCCTCTCCAGTCTTTTGTTATAGTCTGATTAACTATTCTTACTTCATCATTTAGTCCAATCCGTTCATCTATAATAAATACCCTATCACCTAATTGAGTTCGGGCGATAGGGTATCCTTGATTACGTAAATCATGTATATCGGCTGTAACGCTTATTTTAAGAGAGTTATCAACTGTTTCTTTTAAAACATTGTATAGTTCGTCACTGTCTGTTCTCCTGCCGTCCTTTAGAGGAGGGGCGTGTTTCTTACCTAAAATCTTCGCTAATGGTGAAGTATATTCTCTTTTTATTTTTGCCGTTTGCCATCCTCCATCTTCGCCATCATCGTAATCCCCATACCCTCGCATATAAGTCCAATATTCTTCGGCATCATTCTCTTGAATAATGTTGGACGCATTTAAACGGTGGCGATACATAACAGACAAATCTCTCCCGGTTTGCCGCTCGAGATAAACGGTGCTGCCGGATATGCGAAACTCTGCACCATATCGGTTGAGGGCGCGTTTAAACGTTTCAAGCTTAGTTTCTCCTTCACCAAAACCCTCCCATTGAACAGCCTGAAAAGCATCAACAAGAGCAAACGTAAAGCCAGTATCTTTAAAGATAAGGGTAAATGCTTGATTAGCAGTCATGTGGGAATCATGTCTTTCATAGATTCGATCATTATCTAAGGTATCAAAAAACAGTGGTATCCCTTTGATATCCACTGTCATTAGTTTTCCTTCTCCTTTTTTCTTGCAATAGACTACCTTGTACTCTACATTGCTATTATCTACTATGGACCACATTTCTGCTATATTTTCAATGAAAGCTTTATTGACCTTTGTAGAAAGTATTTTTACTGATATAGATTGATTTGCATTTAACTCTCCCTCAATAGTGTAAGTCGCTTGCAGCATATACTCATTGCCAGATAAATCTACAACGTGCATATTATCATCACCCCCTAAACTTGATAATCACACATCTCTTAGACCCAAACTGAGAGATAGCAATATGCATTTTGGTTAGTTAAATCAAGAACAGCCCCATTGCTTACATAACATATTTTAAGTGACAGTGTTCCATCCTGGTTAATCGTATGCCCTCCGCAAGTCGGTGCATATTTAAAATCAGTCGAACCTGTTACAAAAGGGATTGGGTTTAATCTAAAATTATCTTGCAATGCTGTATCTATTTTTACAGATATCGTTCTTGGGTCAGACATCTCTGCTGATAAGATTCCAAACGCAGGAGAATTATAATGCACAATAACGTCCCCAGTCGGAATTTTTCGGATAACACCCATAGCAATACATTCTGGTTTATTTGATAAATCCACTCTTTCTGTATTAATACGGATGTTTCTAAATTGAATTTCAGCATTTACTCCTGTATCTAATCCAAGAGATAATCGGCTGTACTGCCCGTTTTTATTTGCGGGAACTTTAAATGTATATGACTTCAATTCCCATTCCGTGCTGGTCAGTAAATCGCTATACGTTTTTCGGTCAGCAAAATTGCTGTTATCCGATATATCTAAACCTATTCTTCCACTTTCTCCTACAGTATTTCTATATTCAAAATCTATTTTCACTTCTTGTTCGGGCTTCAGTGATAAAGGATATCTTAACCAGCTGTACCCAGATGACCCATCATTTTTGATTGTGATGGTATCTCCGTTAACATTATAATCCTTTGCGTCATTAAAACAATCTCTCGTTAAAGTGCCTACTATCATTAATATTGCACCTCCGTAATATCATCTGTCATTAATTTGGTAAATCCTATACGCGCATAACGGGATACTTCTTGCTGGGAATAAATAATAGAGATAGCGTAGTCGATGTTGTTCCGTCTGGCTCTCATTAAATTTGCTTCTGTAGCCGTCCCTTTGTTCGCTGAAAATGCACCTTTACCATCCTTAATTAATAATGGAAATGCCGCATCGACTTTTTCTTGATTCCCACAAGATGCGCCGATAATCATTCTGGAAGATACTTGTCTAATGGTCTTAATGTTTTCTGCAAAATTATCCATTGGATCTAATTGCAAGATGCAGTTATGATCAAATCCGTATTTCATCAACATAGTGACGATGTTTTTTAATTCGTCCGGTGTTTCAATCCCTTTCAAATCAACGTAGACACGCTTTGTACCTTGAATAGCTGACAAATAATCTTCCAAGGTCGGAATCTTAAGACCAGCAAAACGACTTGAAAAAGAGCTGCCGGCATCCAATCCGCGAATTTCGCTATATAATAAATCAGAAACATTCCCTGTACCGTTTGTTGTCCTATCAACTGAAGCATCATGCATAAGGATAGGCACTCTATCTTTTGTTAGCCTCACATCAAATTCAATAGCTGCCCCTGTTTCAGCGCTTTTTACACCAGAGTATATTGTATTTTCCGGGTACAGCCTTCCAAACCCTCGATGCGCAATAATTTCCGGTTCAAAGTTTGCGTTAACAACAGTAGCTTGGGTTTTGTCTACTTGCTCTGTCAAAGTATCAGCGACATTATTAATCGCGGAAGCATCAAAACTTTGTATCGGCTCCCATTTGCTTCCGTTAAAACGCCAAACAGTGCCCCCTTGACGTTTATCATCCGCATTGATTGGATAATCCGCAGAGTCATTCCTCGACATCACAGCATCGCCAGCAATGGGATTGGGGTATGTTGAATCGATGTCCTCGTAAACATCTACAAAATCCAGCCAATTTAGTTTAGCGCTGTCTATAATTTTTTTGATTGTTTCTTCAGTAATTGTTCCCACTACACCGCCTATACCTTTATATAATTCTTCAAACATTCGATTATGTTCATTTCGGTTCTCTCTGTCCCATTTTGTTGATATCGGCTTAAATCCCGCCATATTCATACCTCCTACTTATAATAAAAAGGAAAATCAAACTCTATTTTTGCTGATATAGCCCCAGTTATGTTGAACTTATTCCAACCTGGAGCAAGTTCAATAAATTCCTTGTTTGTGTTTCTTAAAAATTGTACCCAGTTTGATGTTATATTTGGGCCATCTAATACAATAACTTGGCCATTACTTACCGCTTGATTAATCCGAAAAATGTTATTTGTTGTTTCGTTTTTTAATTGAAAATATGATCCTGAACCTTCTACTTCGGATATGGTAATATTTAATTCCTGTTCAAACGGATGTATGGGTACATTTCCAGCGTTAAACACTTTAAAGTTTTGACCGATTGCAACGTTATGCGTGTAAATAAGTGATTCATCGATTGCCTCAATACCCATGCCAAAACCCCATAATTCACTGTCTGCGCTTATACCAGCTTTTTGGATATCTTGAGTGGTTCCGATTGATTCGGCCACCCCTTTCAATCCAATAAATCTGATTTCAAAATTACCAAATACATTGCGTTGCGGAACGCTGTACGCATCCTGCACCTTAACCAGCCATCGTTTACCTGGCTCTCTATGTTCAATCAAATAAAAAGACTCCTCATTTCGGAAGATGTGAAATATCTCATCTCTCAAAAGCGAGAAGTCTTCTATATCGTAAGATGTTGCCCTGAAGTAAACGTTTATATCTCTCGGTCCGATAGAGCTGCCGTAATCAATAACACCTAAGCCACCTTCAGCTTCACCAAATTGATGGTTATAGGTAGGGGCTGAAATGATAAAATCCCTTGTCCTAATACCTGCATCATCTAGGTTGATTATTTCGCCGTTATGGCGTTGGATAATAGTCATATCATCCCTCCTTAAAATACGCTTAATGAAGCATTAATAGCGTTTATTTCATTGACTGCTTTTGTTAACTTTTCACTATCTAAATACAAGTTGGAGTCCTTATTCAACAATTTCCCTAAGATGTTATTCTGTTCTCTCAACAGACCTGCAACACTTCCATCTGGTTTATTTTCTGGGATGCGGATATTTCTCACAGCTTGTGCCATAGAATCAGCCCCGTTATAAGCCATCGCCGATGTACCTAATGCAACCTCAGGCGATACAGGCTTAATCATGCCTGCAGCTAAATCATCCATCGCTCTATATACTAATTTGGCGTTGTCTTCAATACCCACAGCAATACCGGCCGGCACCCATCGTCCAACATCGTCTTCCATTACTCGGGATGGCGAATGTATTTTTAGCGCTCGTTGCATAGTACTTGCAACACGACTTGCTATACTGCTTGCTGTCGCCATAACACGTCCAGCGCCACCGTTAAGGCCAGCATTTAGTCCACTCATGGCATAGCCACCAATTGAGGACATCCGCCCAGAAATACTACTAAACGGTGTTAACATGTTTGCAGATAATCTAGTCATAATAGCTACACTATTTGTCGCTCCAGATGATAGTTTATCCTGCATGGTACGCATGTTGCTGTTTGCTATTACTGATAAACGGGCAAGGCGTCTGTCCATATTACTAACACCTGTTTGAGCTGCGTCGCTCATGTCAGTCATACCTGTTCGAGTTCGGTTAAGCATGGCTGTAGCCATAGATATAATGGTATTGACTACGCTAGATTCTCCGTTAGAAATGCCGATAGCTAGCCCTTGTATGAAAAAGTCACCGTAAGATCTTGTAATGGTTGATGGGCTGTGAATACCTAATTTTGAGCGAACATTGGTTAAAAGAGATTCTGACATAGATGTTCCGGCGGCACTAACATCATCTGATCCTGCTGTTATCCCGGATGCTAAGCCAACTGATACATATCCACCATAGGTTTCAAATGTCGATTGATTTATCTCACTTGATATAGCCTTTTCAGGAGCTTTTCCGACTTCTCCGGATGCCCAAGCAACAGAATCCTTTCCATTGTTTATACTGCCCGATAATCTAGTAGGTACACTATTTCCAGCGCCTTCAATGTCTGAACTAGCAATTTCGGAAGTCATTGGATCAACAGCATCTCTTCCCAAAGTTCTTGATGCTGCTTCCACATACGGAGAACCTGAGTCCATACCAGATTTCATGTCTACCGGAACCTCTTCACCTTTTGCAGAGAAATCATAATTCCCCAAGGCTATGTTTAATCCTGTATATGCCTTTTCGGCCATATTACTAACGGCTGTTTCAACTTCAGGAGTACCATCTTCAACTCCTTGTGCAGCATCCTCTGGTAATACTCCAAACAATTCATAAAAATTGGCCGCTTCAATAGCTTCTTGTGTTGTCATTGCTCCATCTTCAACCATGCTGATAAGGATATCGCCAACTTCGCTAAGACCATCCCCTAAGCTATCTTTCATTGCGGTTGCAGCAGTATTTCCACCTTCATCCATTAAACCAGCGAATTTTTCTAATTGCTCTTCGCTCATATCCGCAACAGTTTGAAGCTCTGCAGCAGAATCAATACCTAATGAATCTAACCATTGCATAAAACCTTCATGACCATCTTTTGATGCCCATTCCATTAATTTTGCGTGGTTTTCTCCCCAAGCAGCAACCATTTCCTGATTGTGTTCAAGATTTTTTATCATTTCTTTGGCAGATACTTCGGACTCATCATTGATTTTTTCAAATGCATCTGTTGCAGCATCTTTCAGATCGGTGTATTTATCTTTCATTCTTTCAAAAGCATCTTGCTGTGCATCTGACAAAACACCATAAGATAAAATCATTGCTGCATTACCATCTTCTATGGCTTTTTTTACAGCATCCTGCGCAGCAGTCATTTTTTCTGTAGTGGCTTGTTTTTCATCACCCAGATCTTCTAATTTTGCTCTTAATAACTCTTCTTGTTCAGTTAAATCTGCAGATGCATCTTTAGCTTCTTTTTTGGTTAAATTGTTATCTCCCTGTACTTCTTTTTGCTTATCCAATACATCATTTAATTGTTCTTCCACTTTATGCTGATCTTGCAAGATTTCCGTATAACGTTCTTGAGCCGCTTGACCAGATTCTAAGTCACTCATTAAATCAATTCGTGCTTGGATTTGTTCTGACGATTCACTGAGACGGTCAGCCTCTTCGTTATACATAAGATTGAGGCCTTCAACAGAGCCATTTAATTGATCGACCGTGCTTTTTAACTTTTGTTTATCTTCTTCCGATTTATTTTCTTTGCTAGACAAATCATCTAAAGTTTTTAATAGGTCATTACTTGCACTTTGGTTAGCGCTTATATCACTTACTTGATCTTTATACGCTTGGGCATTGCTTTCCACAGATTGAGTCAGAGAATCGGTTTCATTGCCCATCTCTTCTATCTCACTTTTAAGCCGCTCTCCTTCTTCGGTTGAACGTTTGAACCATTTAACAATACCAATTGTTGCAGCAACCAAACCTCCAATCACAAGGCTGGCGATACCAATTGGTCCGGATAAGGCAGTCATAACAGTACTAAGACCTTTTGTAACTGCCATCCAAGCAATTTTCGCAGCTTGTGCTAATTTAATTTTTCCGGTTAAAAGACCGATTGCTAATGTGCTTACTTTGACCATACCTAAGTTAGCTGCTTGAGCAACTGTGTTAGCTTTTGTTGCTGTAGTATCCGCAATTTTTGCAGCCATTTGCCCTTTGGTAGCTAAAGTCAATGCTTTTGTAGACAACATCGCTGTTGCCAACGCTGCATTGGATGCATTTATGAATCCTGCAACTTTGTTTAAAATCATCATAGCAGCAAATGCAGAAGCTAAACCCAGAACAGCTGGAGTGAATGGTTTTATTGCTTCAACAGCCGTTCTTACTATTTCACCAAAAAATTTAAATACAGGGATAGATGCTTCAACTGCAGACTTCATTACATTAAATGCAGTATTAACCACTACTTTTAAACCATCGATGTTTTGAGCAATGTCCTTGCCGGTAACAGCGATAGTTAAATTATTGAATGCTTCAATGATTTTAGCTACACCGTTAGCGATAGCGTTTCGTAAGTTACCAAAGGATGTGGCAAGACCAAGACTGTTTTCTCTAGCTAATTCCGCCATGATTCCTGTGCCAGTACCTACTTCAATGAGTTTTTCGTTAAACTCGTCCAGTGTTATACTTCCGTCTTGCAAAGCTTTATACAGATCGTCTTTGGCTGTCTTGCCAGTGTAACCAAAACTTTCGGCAAGTTTAACTAGCCCAACATCCATAGTTTCGGACAAAGTTGTCCAGGTATTTAAGTCAATACTGCCTCTTTGTAGTGCTTTGATATACTGCTCAGTGCCTCGTTTAGCCTGGTCAGCACTTGCTCCGGAACCGAGCAAAGCGTTGTTTAATGCAATAGCTGTGTCTGCTGCCTTGTCCATATCTCCGAAAGACGTGTACATACGTTGAGCATTAGCTGCAATATCATTTAATTTTGTCGGTAATCCGTCGATACCATCGGATAATTTAGCCATAGCCGCCTCAGAGTCCTCAGCTGAAACTCCGAGAGCTTGTAAGACCTTTGGGAAGGCGTTCAAGGTATCAAATCGGCCGATGGCTTGATCAACAGATGACACCATAGCATCAAATGCTTTAGATGCAATTGCCACTAATCCAATAGATGCAGCAAATGTTTTAATAGAGCCAGATGCTTGATTTGTTTTGCCATCTACATCAGCCATTGCATCAGACGCATTACGAACAGACTCACTGGCCTGTGCGCTGCTATCAGCTACTCCATCCAGAGCACCATCAACACCCTGTAGCCCTTTGCTGGCGCTATCCCCACTGGAGCCTAAGCCCTCGATAGTATCACCAGCACCTTTAACAGATGATGCTGCTTGCGCTGAACTGTCAGCCACACCATCAATAGCTCCCTCAGCACCTTTTAAGCCTTGTCCAGCTTTTGAGCCGCTTTCGCCAAGTCCTTCAATAGAGTCACCTGCACCTTTTACACTGGTGCCAGCCTTGGCGCTTTTATCACTTAAACTGTCAAGCCCATCCTCTGCTGCTTTGATACCTTTACCAGATTTATTACCGGATGCCTCTAGGTTATCCAACTGCTTTGCTGCTACATCTACCTGTTTTCCATCAACTTCAATGGATATTTTAATACTTCCATCTGCCAATTAGTCCACCTCCTCCCTATCTATGTCATGTAATGCGTGCTTCGCTTGGAGTTTTTTCATATCCTCAATATGCTTTGGCGTATCGTGTTTAGATGGTTTCCACGCCCTAATTTGGATAATTCCTTGCATAATCGTGTTAGATGGCAGTCCGTTTAGCAGAGCCTTAAATTCATGCCAATGCATGGACCCTTGTTTTTCATAAAGATTGATGTTATAAGCCTGCAAAAAAGACGCATAGATGTACTCCGCGTCTTGTTCTAAATCTATATGTCGTTTGTCGTCCTCTTCGTCTTTAGGTAATGGCATCGGGTTGCCTTTTCTGTCATAGGTAATAGGTTCTTTTTCCTCGAACAAGATGAAATTATCATAGATGTAATTCCATAGATCGATACGTTCTTGCCATGATGCAGGTAATTCCTGGTTATCAAGTAATAATTGCAAACCTATAGAGATTTTTTCATAGACTCTTAAGTTTTCATCGCTCATCTGATCAAAAACATCAAGTATGTTGTCAAAAGACATGTCAAGCTCATATTCAACATCATTAAATGTAAAAGAGGTGACTAAAGGGTCATTTAACCGCATTTAATCACCTACTTCTTTTTAGCTTGCTTCTTTGCTTTGTTTCTTAATACTTCTTCTGTTTTTGCGTCGACTTCTTTTGCTCGTTCTTCTTCTTGCTGTACAATTCTTTCTTGAATCGCTTCATTAATAGCTCTAAGTGCATTCTGCAAAGAAACGTAATCCGGATATTTTTCATAAAGCTTCTTGAAAGTACCTTTGCCAAACATTAAGTCATACTCGATAGCTGTTTGCTTTTTCTGATAATCAATAAACTTCATACCTTCTTGATGAGCTCCTGATAGATCATTTAAATAATCCTCTGGCATTTCAATATTTTTCATTTCTTCGATGCTTTTCTCTGACTCTTTTTGTACCTGTTCGGCCAATTTAAAAAAGTGTACTAGGTTTTCATGAGATGAATCGAACCATAGATCAATTTCGCCAACTTTGACCGGGAATCCAGTCCGTTGGATATCTATTTGAATATCTGACATGTAATCACTCCTTATAATAAAAAAAGAGGAGCATAAGCCCCTCTTACTCTAAATCTACTGTCGCCCCGCTTGTCGTTGGGTTGACTGATACAACCTCGGGGCTAGTTACTCCCCCGACCCACCGTCGCCATTACCATCATCCAATTTATTGACTTTAGGTAGTTGATCAAAACGGATGGTGCAGCTAAACGCTTCATAATCAGATGCAGCACCGGAACCAGCGACGATTGCTGAAACAGTTGCACGTCCAACAAATTCCTCTTTGCCATCAGCAGACACAACTCGATGCCATACTTTACGGCCTTGACCTAGCTTGAATCTTAAACCAGCGATGTGAGCTTGTGCAGCATCTTCAGAATCATATGTTCCTTCAAAGGAATACCCCATAGCCACAGACGTTACTTCTGTTTCCGGCGTGCCATCACCACTGTAGTATGCAATATCTTCCGTTTCCTCATTTGTATCATCACTAATGTCCGTAATCCATTCAGCGAGTTCTAACCATTCATCCGTACTAGGTTCTTTTTGACCCACCTCATACGGTTGGATAAAATGCCCTCGCAAGGCGTTTTTAAATTTAGCCATTCTTTACACTCTCCTTATTAAATGTTGTAATTTTTGCTTGTATATCCAATAAAAAAACAAACCATCCTTGGCTATCCGCCTGGTTAATAAATGGTTTGTTGGTAATAATTAATTCATCAAATTCAAAACTTCCATCGTTACTAGTGATACTATCAATTTGCTCAAGGGCATTCTGGACAACCCATAAAGTGCTATGGATATTTCCTGGCACCCTTGATTTCATTGCAAATTCATAGTTTAGTTGCTGGTCTTTCACACCGCTGAAATACTCATTTACAACCCTGGAACCAGGTATAGGATAAACAACAAATGATTCAGCCTCACCCAAATATCCCGGCTCACATTTAATAGGGAGCCTATCAATGCTATTCACTTCATCTACTAATCTATCTAAAAAATCCATTACCAATTAGCCCCCTTTATAAATGCGTTTAGCCAGTCTTTCATGTGGATTCCACTTGCTTTGTTATCCCAACGTGGTCCAGTTCCGGGTGTCGTGTAGTTATGCATATACATATAAAACATTTTCCGCGCGTATGGCGTGTTCCAGGTGATCTCCTTACCATCTGCGTCAACTGCACCCGTGCCAGACAATGCACCATCTTTAAATGGTATAAACGGATTCATGTCTGCTAAGCCTTGATTAGCCAAAGCATACTGTCCCCGATTTACGCTCTGTTGGCTCATTTTTCGCTTTGCTCCATCTAAATTGATATCAATGCGCATCAGACCACTTCCAGCTCGTATGAGAAAATAACATTGTCATAAGCCTCATAGATTGGTATAACATCAGTTAATTTGTGGTCAATGCCATCAAAATGAATGTTAGATTCTGGTTTAAATGCTGGTAATGGTGTGGTTATGCCCTCATAGCAAAAAATAACCGCATTAAACAGCAATTGTTTACCGGACGTCGATTGACTGTATTGCGCACCTCTATCAATCCGACAATGTTCAATTTTTATAGGTTCTTTATAAACGGGACCTGTATTCCAATTCTCTTCAACAAATTCCTCATATACGAAGGAATCAATACAAAAGTCTTTAGGCGGCTTAGGCATTACCATACCATCACCGCCCTGTTGAGTAATCCAGTTCCCTCAAGATAAATATACACATCTTCTGCTGCTAGTGGCTTTGTTTCGTTTTGCCCCGTTGAGCTATATCGGCTAGGATTAGTAACACTCGTACGGCCAGCAGTAAATGATTGAGGGCTGTTGTTGATTTCCTCGTAAGACGTAGCACCCAACACATGAAAATATTCAATCTGAGCTACAAGAGCATCTTTAAACTTGTTTACTCGCCATTTGTTGTCTTTTTCAATGTCAACATGCACATAAAAGTGATTGGTGATATTGTCCAAGATAGCCGATGCTTTAGGTAAAAGGGCGTTGAATGCCTCATCACCTATATCTTTGCTAGTCAGACCTTTGAACTCTTCAAACGTCAAATAAGGCATTATTATTCACCTTCTTCTCCATCACCGTCTCCCGGTTCTTCTGGTTCAGGTTCCGGTTCTGTCAAAGTCAGTACATGAGAGTCTGTATAATCACCATCAGCTGTGGTTACAGTGGTTGTATATATGCCTGCTGGCGTGCTTTCAGTCCATGTAATGTTACCAGCACCACTTACAGCTAAACCATCAGCATCCGGGCTAATTGCATATGATACAGCCTTATTTGTTGCATTGCTTGGTGATACAGTGGCGTTCAATTGACGATTTCCGGCTGCACCAGCCTCTGCGTTGGATGTCTTTGGAGATAACGAAACCCCTGTTACATCAATAGGCAACGTCTTAAATGCAGGGATATCTACTCTTTCAGATTCTCTGTCGTCTTCTACTCTAACTGCCTGATATTCACCTGCAGCAATATCTGTGTTTGGTGATAATCCTGTGATTTCAAGAGGGCTTTCACCCTCTGTTACTACCTCGTCACCTTTGTAAATTTTAAAAGGCATGAAAATCCTCCTTTACTTAAGTTAAATTAATGACTGCCCCGTCAGTCGTTGGCGTGACATTGTCAATTTCCGGGGTTGTTACTCCCCCGAATCACCATCAGCAGGCTCAATGCGCACGATTTTAGATTCGTCAACCAAAGCCACCGCATAGTGCTGGTCAGCGTTGAATTTAGTCAACTTATGGTCCATATCTCGACCGGATTCAGCCAAAAGACCGCGTTTAGTATAAGTGCGTAACGCACCTGCTTTAACAGCGAATCCATGACCTTCCTCAATTTTCATGGATCGTACAATTTCCCATCCTAACAATTCGCCAAATGCACCAGTAATTAGGATTCTATCACCTAAATCAGAAGAGCGAGTCCAGTTCTGCGCTGCTTCCTTCCGTAGTTTAGCTGCATCTTTGTAAGACAAGAATAAAACGCCTTGCGTATCGACATCCTCAAAGTTATCAGGAGCGTCCACAAAGGCGTTTTCTAGTGTGTCAATCAAATCTAAATCAATATCGTGGTTAACTGCTAACGGTGCTGTTAGTGCTGTCTCTACGATGTCATTATCGATTTTGGATGCAATAGCCATGCGAATCTGACGTTGCGCTTCACCTACAGGGTCACCATAACCGGATAGTACGGATTCATCTGTTAATTTCACACCCCGACCAGCTTTTTTAATCGTGTACTGATCAGTGTCTGTTTCGAGTTGTTCGTACTGAATTGCTTCGCCTTCTGCAACGTCCTCGGCATCGCCGATATATTTATATTTAGGCACTGTAATAGTTGAACCCGGTTGTCCTTCCAAAACGTTATCTACCGGAGCAATACCGCTAAATTTGATAGCTTTAGGCAGCTGCGCAGAAATCATTGCAGCCATTACCTCTGGATCAATTAAATTTTGTAATCTTGTTAAATCTGGCATGTTTCATCATCCTTTACTAATTTTTAGTTAATTGTTCGAACTGAGCAGGGTTATTCGTTTTTAAGTCTGCCAGTTCTTGATAAGTCATATCAGCAATGCTTTTCGGTGTATTGCTACCACCTCCGTTAGGGTTGCCTGGATTGACAAATTGAGGTGGAGGCGTTTTTTGTCCATCAGCCTCAAATAGATAATCTTGATTTTCTTTTACCGTCTTCAATTGCTCATCCAATCCGATGATCTTTTCTCCATCTAATTTCAGATTTTCGATATCGAGAAAGGGTTTTACAGCCTTCGCACTCTTTGCTTTAGCACCAGATAATGCTTTATCTAATGCGAAATCAAATGCTTGTTGCGATAACTTGTTTTCATACTCTGTTTGAGTATCTTTGTTTTCTTGCTTCAATCGATCAATCTCCGCTGTTAATTCATCGTTACCTTTCGCTTTATCACCCAAGTCTTTCAATTGCTTGTCGCGGTCTTTGATTTGGTCTTGCAAATCTTTTACCTCTTGATTCTTGTTGTCAAATTTCTCTTTCGGGAACCAATTTCCATCAGATACAACCGCAATCTTATTGTCACCAGCTTTATCCATGACTTGTTGATACAGCTCTTCACCTAATAATTCTTTTAAATTCATCTATATTAGCTCCTTATTAATGTTTTTTAGCATGTCACACCTCATGCAGTAAGGTATCGCTTAGTTTTACCCCAAGCCTTTAAAAAGGGCATAATAAATAAGCCTTTTAATGACTTGCTTAGGTCAATTATGGGTAAGGATTTGCACCTTACATGCAAACTTTGTGTTTTGGGGTACACATCACGTTATAAAACGTGCTCCCCTGCTCCCTTTGTTTGCGTAACGGGCTTATCTGCGTCTACCTATTCCGCCACCATAATAAAAAAGCCTTTTAACGTCTATGCTCAGGACGTCGATCGAGTTAGCCTCGATCCCAAAAGTCAAAAACAGGTAATCTCCTTAAGAAAACCCGATTCCTTTTCTACACGTGGTAGATAGTATAACAATGGCAACCAACCATTGTATAGTGCATCCCAATTGCTCGCTCTGCTGCTTTTATAGGAGCTTAACGCTCATATGCAACAGAAACGGCTCATTTCCAAAAGTCAAAGTCTATGCACATTCCCTAATCTGACATTTATATTTATCGTCCTAGTCAGGGTTAGGACGGCGTGTCGCATCATATTCCCCTCATGCGGAGAGTGGCCATTGATATGGTGTTCAGCAACACCCTTGTGACCTAAAGGAATATGCACGCTTGCAAGTCTACTCCCTCACATTCAACTTGCCCCGACCCCTACAAGCCTACCGCCGGTGCCCTTAATAAAAATGCTTAGCAATGCACAAAACTTACATGAAGAGCATGCCCCTCACTTGCAGGAATACATTGCAAGATCCTTTTCCTTGCATAATAAGCGCTGTTTCCAATGGGTACAGCGTAAACCTTTGTTGTCCTCCTACTTTGAGTAAAAGGCATAATAAATGCACCTAACGTTGTCTGCTAGGTGCTGATTAATTCATATTTAATATCTCTTTGATTTTTGTTTCCAAAATCATATGGTCATGGTCGATTTCTTCTTGGCTCAATTCAGGGTCTTGTTTTTGTAAATCATATAAAGTATCTAAAATGATACCGAATAATTCATATATTTTTTGTTTATCCAAAGAACCACCCTCTCAAATATACAAAGGCTACTACCTGTAGCTAGGAGATAGGGATCACTTCCTTTCGTTTACTGATACACCATCATAAAAAGAAACCTCTTCAACTTCTTCTATCTCGCCAAAATGCAAGTTATTATCTTTAAACACTTGGTATAGCACAATACCTAAACGATTGACCATATCTTCATCTTGTTCGTTATAACCAGCTTCATTAAAGATTGAGTGTAGTATTTCATGGACAAGAACTTGCTCTTTTTTATCTTTACACATGCTGGAATCAATTTTTATAATCCCTTTTTCATAAAGTATCTGACCGCCAAGGTTGTGTTCTTCTGCCAGTCCGTCTACTTCTTTTATTTCATAATTTATTCCTGCGACTACAACTCTACTTGGCAACAAAGTGCAATCCCTCCTAATTTCTATAAGAAAAGTCCTTTAACAATGTATCTAAAGGCGTATAAACCTTCTCACGTTTATAATTCCGGCTTAAATAGTTGTTGTTAACATCGTTAGCCGATAAATGGTCACGCATAGCCTTTTGACGTCTCGACACCATCTTGCGCCAATGACTAGCTTTATCACTGCCTAATTCCTCAGCAACCATGAGGTTCTTCTTGTATTTCACTATTTCACGCTCAATTCGACGTTGAGTGTCTTTTGCCTTTGCGACCTGTTCGTTAAGCTCTTGGTCATATTCGGGCTGATTATTCGTATTCACACCCGGAATAAATGGCACATGCAAATGATTGCAATTCACCTATATTCTGTTAATCTCCTATCACTAGGAGTGTCGGACTATATCTTCACGTAATAAAACGTGCGATGCGCTTCGAGTGGTAACTCAACATCCACCCTACTCTACTCACTAAAAAAGCACCCTTAACGGATGCCTAATCGCTTTCGATAGTCTCTACACTTTTCTCTTGGGAATATTTCCAAACAAATCCACCTGCTGATTTTCGCTTCGGCTTCCCTAGTGCCACTGCGCTTATTTGAGCACTACCTATCCCCGTTGCTCTTTCAGCTTCTCTAACACCATCGTAAACAGCGATGAGGTTTCCTTGTTTGTCATATTGCTCGATAGGTTTCTTAATGGAATCTGTATATTTTTTCAACTGCTTAGACTTCTCAGCTAAATATTCGGGGTCTTTCAATCTTTCTTTCTGCACCAACGAAGAATGTTTAGAGCGTTTTTTTCGATACTCCTCATTCTTCCATTGCTTTTTATTCCATTCAGTGAAGAACGACCCATGCACTTCTTTTGTGTACTCTCTATCGTGCGTATTATGAGAAGTACTTACAACGTTATAGCCTTCTTCAACTGTGTTGTATTTATTGATGTAATGCTCTTCTCTTTCGTCCAACTGTTCAGCAGTGGTTTTTTCGATTATTTCAAAGACAAAGTTTTCTCTGCCGTATTTATCCATAGCGTGATAAATCGGCAATCTATCTTTGTAAGCCTTTATTCTAGATGGTTTGAAGTGTTCTGTTTTCCTCTTCATCAACCTAGTGCTTGCCCCGATATACATTTTTCCATTTATTTCATTCGTAATTTTATAAACACCTATCATTTTTAATACCCCCTCAAGACTTAGCACGGGATTGCCTTCTAGAGGTTTCCCCGTTAGCTTAATTATACCAAACAATTGTTCTCGTGTCTACAATTTATACCGTATAATTAAACACCCTTGAGTAATAAGGTTCACATCGTTACGTGGCATGAATTGTTTACCACGATGACCGCCTGCTGTTCCATAGTCAGCACCCCAATATGGGTCATATATTGATTTATATTCGCTGTCAGCAGGTATTTCACCGGGCAATCTTAAATCCACTACATTCCCCTGGATAATAGAGCATTTCTTCCTTGCACCAGCATGACTTGTAACAACCACCGTATGCACATCATACTCTGCCATTCGGTCTTTTCGTAACTTGTCATAGGTATTACCAAGCGTTGACTTTAAAACGGTGCGTGTATAGCCCTCTAATGACCATCTATGCCCTCCACGGTCAATCATGCCTGAACCGATACCTTTTTGCGCTAATTCGGTGACGGCTCGTTCTAGTGAATCTTCAAAGCTATATAAGCCAGAATTGAACATAGCAGATGTACGGTTAAGCGTATCGGTAAATGCCCGTTGTGCTTGCCCTACACCATATGAAGTGGTAATAAGCGTTTGATTAACATAATTATCAATCTCACTCCATGACTGGTTGTAATAAGCTCTCATGGTGTTGTCAAGGTTATTCGGCATTGGTTTGGTTTCGTAAGGCATCGCTTTGTCTATGTCTTGAACGATATCCTTGCCCGCATTCTCAAACATGGCCTTAATTTGCGTTTCAGCAACACCTGTGACCTTTGATAACTGCTTTGTGACCTCGCTGTTAAATAAACGTAACTCCTGTAGCTTCTGCGCTTGCCACATGGTAATATCATCAGAGCCACGTTTAAGCCGTCTAATAATGATTCGTATTATCTCGCCTTCAAGGCTGTTGTAGAGATGTGACATGTTGCTAGACCACAAATCAAGCTGAAAGGGAGTAATTTTAGGTTTGACCATTCAATCACATCTTTTCATAGGTACTTTCGAATATATCGGGCTTACAAGGGTAAAATTCTCCCTTAACACCTTTGATAATGTAATCACTATTAGATACTTTCATGAGTCCTTCAAGTGTTCTGATGAAGAACTCGCCATTTTGATTCAATTTAACCGAACCATCAAGAGGGTTACTCCAGTCCCCTTTAATAAAATCTATACATTCGGATTTATTATCCTCGTTATACTGAATAGCTTCAATTACAACAGGTTTCTTCCGATATTTAACCATTTAATCACTCCTCATTACCGAATATTTCCCTCGATGCTCTATCAGATATATTGTGTGGCTCCATCTCCAGCAGTTCATTTTGAATTTGCTCATACCACTTTTCCGCGATATCCTCCGGTAGCTCAAATACTTTTTCTATAGCCTTTACGGAGGGTATAAGACCAAGTGCCTTGGCTTTACCAATATAGTTAAGTTGTTGTGTCTTGTCTTGGAAGATACCATCATCAAAATCAACTCCTATGTTGTCGAATGTAGGTATTTCACCGTCAAATAGTCCAATTGTTTTGGCTAGTTCCAACGTAGAGACTATTAGCCCTTTAACAAACTTCTCAACTTCATTGACATGGTTATTTCGTGTGCGATAAGTCAAACTGTTCTCGCTCACAATTTCAGTTGCTGTCTTTACTGATTTACCATCAAATGAAAACGTTCCAACGGATAGCTGCAGTTGCATTTCAAGTGTTTTAAGCGATTGGTTGATAGCATCAGTGTACTGTTCGGTTCGAATGTCATTAGTAACATCCTTAATAAGGTCAGTTTCACCATCCATTTGCAAAGATTTATAAACATTGGTATTCGTATCGAATATTTGCACTGGAGGCTTCCCGTCTTCTGTCTCCCTTGTACTAAGCATATAATCGCTAACAAACACAGTCCGCTGCCCCATCTGCACTTCCCAGTTAAATTGATCCCATGTATCGTTTATTTGCTTAAGAGTAGGCTTACAATTATCTGTGAGTCCTAACCCCAACGGACTGTGAGGGTTGATATTGTTAAACCCAGCAGGCTTCAAATAATTAAAGAGTGGACGTGTCAGACCTGCGATTTTCGTCTCTTCTTGCAAATCCGGGTATAAATCAGAAAGAGGGATGCGTTTGCCAACCTCACCTTTATTATCAGACTTGTATAATTCATTGGTAATGACATATATATCTTTATCCCACTCATGAAACTCTAATAGAGTGTAAAACACTTCCTTACCGCCTTTTATTTCAGTGGTTACCGACTTCATCACACCTTCTGCAATCCCATTTGAGCTGGTTCGCAACGGATAAAAAGCGTTCGCTAGTGCCCATGAGTACTCAATTTCACCTGTCTCAGCATTTGCGTATGGCCTTACTGTCAGCCCGCCAGTAGCAAACATAGGGTCAAGGTATCTCATGAAGTTCTTTTTGAAATCATTATGTTCAAAAGCATGTTTAATAAAATCATCAGCCGATTTGAATGTATTGGTCTTGTTATCTTCTGATTCATCGGATATGGATATATCACACTGTTCATTGAATACAAGCCCAGATAGCAATTCAGACGTCAATTTGACCATATTCAATGTCATGTAATCACGTTTCTGTTTTTGCCCATATGAGTTATAATACTCGACTTTCGGATAACTGCCTTTATATTCTCTGAAATCACGTTCAATACGCTCTAATTCAGCTGGGTCAATGTTTATTTTCTCATGATCGTTTATCGTCTGTAATGTCTGTCCACTCAATGCATAACCTCCTCTCTTGAACAAGTTTTTAATACGGTCAATAACATTCAAGCTATCACCCCCTAATCTATCTCAGAAATTCACTTCGGATCATTTGATGTATTCACAAAAATCCGCCTTGGTCATTCCGGTAATCTCTTTGTACGCCTCATCCATTGTTACAGTATCTGAATGGAGTCTGACACCATTAAATACACCGTATGCCAACTCACCTTTATCTTTGTGTTCCAACAACTGATTTACAGCACTTTCTATCGTATCTCCTGGTGTAAAATCAACCTTCGAATAAACTTTAGCCATGTAATATTCACTCCTCCACCTTTTTCAATTACACTTTCAATCGCAAGTCTCTTGCGTTCGACACGCACATATATTGGAATTCGTCGACAGTATGGTCATCCTCTTTAACTACCTGAGGATTATCACTGTTCTGTGTGCCCTCAATCCACATGTACTTTTTGTGCTCTTCAATGAATATATCGTTGCTATCACAATGTTTTAATCCAGTAGGCAATGGATTTTCAAGATAATAAAAACGACCTTGTGCAAGAAGGTCGTGTACGTAATCCACCATATCTACTTTTTTAAGCTTATTAACAGGTTTCCAGTGCTGTCCGTGGTCTTTATAGTATTGATTCCTTAAAGCCCCCTCAGCGCTATCAATAGTACGTTTCTTAATTCTTGCACCTTTATACGGCGCTTGAGTTGCTGTAGCCTTAATAAATTCATATATATCCTTGGATAAATCACTAGGAGCCTTTTTATTAGCTTGACCAGCTGGACTATAGTAATAACCATTCAACCGAATCACTTTACCCTTAGCAGTCAGTCCATAGCACCCACAGGACGTAGCAGAAACGCTGTGTCCTGTGTCCATTGAGTAAAATAGATATATAACTCTATCATCACTAGGAAGCTCGCTCATAGACTTAAATAAGCTCATATTGTATACGTTGGTACCTAAGCCAACCGGTTCACCAAGATAGAGGTAACGATAATAGTCATAGTCGTTATTTTTGATACGCTCTATATCTTGCAGCATCTGTGCAGTAACGAATCCCAATTCATCATTCTTATAGCTGGAATCGTGAACTAACCAACCTTTTTCACCAGTCATGCTGTTTGACCATTCGTTAATCCAACTGTATGGATTTCTTGGAGGGTTGTAACTCCAAAAGAACCGAACCATGTCAGCATCATCATGTTTTTGCCTCATGAACGTTGTATTGGTTTGGTCAAATTCTTCATTGCTACCAAACTCTGCAGCTTCCTCGTACCATACAGCTATTAAATCACCAATATCGTTTGATTTGAGCTTCTGGAAGTCATCAGAACCATAAAAGTAAAAGGTTGATCCAGTCGCTTTATGAACCAATTTAAATGGAGCTACAGTCGACTTAAACTCGCCTAGTATTCCAAACTTTTCAAGTGCCCATTGAATCTTCAGAAAGACTGAATCACGTATTGTACTGGCAACTTTACGAATGACTACTACATTTGCCTTTTTGCCCATCGTAATATAAAGCAGCATCATAAATACGAGTTTTAGAGCAATGACAGAAGACTTAAACGAGTTACGGCCACCTCTTAAGATGTTATACGGCTTATCTGTTGTCCAAACAGGCTTAAAGTGAGGATTGATCTCTTTTTGTATGTTGACTGTTACTTGTTTAGCCATCACCATTCCCCCACGCATCAATGATATTAATTACTGGTGGGTCGTTGCCTTCATCTTCTTTCGCTATTTTCTTTGTTTCGGCTTTATTCCTATCAATATTGGATTGCATTGCATCTAGTCTTAATCGACGTTCGTCAAACTCATCTGTGATATCCAGGAATTGCTTAACTAAATTACGATATTCAGCCATCGCTCTTGATTGTGCATTTATATATGATTCAAAGCGTTCATGAGCATATATAACTTTATAGGTTGTACTATCACCCTGGAAGCTTTTTTTACTCTCTCCTGATATCTCTCTCAAATGGTCATGTTCATCTTCAACCCTCATTATTTTCTGTAATCGAATAATAGCCGAAAACTTAATTTCAATCTGCATCCATATCTGATCAGCAATTGTCATGTCCTGCATACTATCGATAATTTCCTGCTGTTCAGGGTGAATGTACTTAGCGAACAAACCATGAGTAACTGCACTTGTGTTGCGTTTTGCAAACTTAGGTATTGGATTAGGGTTCCCTCTATTTCCTACTGCATTTTTATTACCTTTAGGTGCACCTTTTTTGGGTTGCATCCTTTTTGCTTCGGTTGCATCCTTTTTAGTTGCACCTCTCGACCACTTTTCCCTACTCTTTCTGCTTTTCAAAGTACCCAATTTCACATTATGCTTTGCAGCCAAATCCTTTAATGTGATTTTGCTATTCTCATATTCTTTTCTAATTTCATCCCAATTCATTACATACTCACCAACTCCCACTACATAATATTTATAGTGCTTAATCTTAATAGACCTTACGGTCTTTATATATAATTACAAATCTTTTAAAGTGCTCTATCTACAAAATAACCTCTCTCATCCTCAATATGGTTTTGCATGACACTTGCATGACAAAGAGCGTTTTCCACTTTTTTCTTAGCCCTCTCAACGTACTTTTGAACACTGCTTCGACTGACATTCAATTCCCGGTGAATCTCCGCATACGACATCCCTTGTGCTTGGTGTAACAAGAAACACTGCCTTTCCCGATGAGATAATAGCATTAAAATGTCCATAATTTTCTTGCGTTCATCCTGCGATAAAACTTTTTCTTCAGTCCCAATATCTAAAGATGGAAATAAATCCACATCTACCAATGCTCGACGCTGATAAGCCGAACGTTTATCAATTCCACGCATGTTTCCAGGACGACGGCCGGTTTTCATCCAATCGATAGAAAATGACATATCATTGATCATGCTATTGATTTGTTTTTTATCCTGCTTATCTTTTAAATCCTCCATATTCAATTCATCGCCCATTTTACGTAATTCAGCACGCCCATCCTCATACTGCATAAGCAATTCATCCGCCCAATTCTCAATCTGTTCGCTTGTCATATTCATTTCACCGACTCCCCTCAAATAAAAAAGGATAACGCAAAGAGTCCCTCAACTCTCTACGCCATCCTCGATTGTTTCGATAGATTGCTTGTTATTTAATTAAAAATCATATTTAGCCCAATAATTAAACAAATCCTTATGATTCATCACAACGTTTCCATCAGGATCTATTAACTCATACATTGCTAATTCACCCATTTCAGATTGGTATACTCCAAAACTCAAAGCATCTTCTTTTGAATCAGCTTCATATTCTTCACGGATGGAGTAGCGATAATATACTAACTTCCACACCATATAACCTCCTATTTCACCGTATAACGGATTTCCTCGTTACAAATCTTTCCGTCATTCCAGTTAATAATCTGTTTCCCGAACCCACTGTCCGGCTTAGGATATTCTTTTAATTTACCGCCTTTAACCACTAACACTTTGTCCTCAGATAAATTGATTTCTATTTTGCTTGTTTCCATGTAATCCCTCACTTACTTCTTAATTTCTTGATGTATTTACGCCTCTTTTTTTCTTCTAAATACATCACCAGTAATGCAATCAAAAATACTATTGCTGACAGTGAAAAACCTATCCAAACAGGTGACAGCACCCACCACCATGACCAATCAATTCTGCTTGTTAATTTTAATCCAATAAATAATATGGTTAACAAACTAACAAAACTGATTCCTCCGCCTGATTTTTCCATCACTTAACACCTCCCAATGCTCTATTCATCTCTTTATCAATCGTCCCCAAGTAATCCAACGGAACGCCTCTCTCAGTCTTAATCACATCCACATTCAATACAAACCACTCATATGGGATGCTTTTCCTACCTCCTTGAGATTGACCCTCCCACCACTCAATAAACTTGTCTATCGGCATCAAATATGCCTCTTGGTGCTTCTCAAAATAGACAATGAAGAATGATATGCCGCCTTGGTCTTGATGTCGGGTTAAATAATCTACCTGATGTTGCTCGACATTCGATAAAGGAAATCGTGTACGCTCTTTTGTGTTCTTGGCATCAAATGCGATTGGCCGGCCGTGACTCACTCCGACAAAATCAACGGTACCTTTCTTTTGCGGGAATGCTTTGGTTACCCTGCCATTTTTCTTGTTGTAGCTAACACTCCATGGCGTGGGAACTTTATCAATAAGAGCAATGCCTTTGTTCTTGTACACCTTATTGGAATACTCAATCATATTTTCTAATGCCATTCCACGCTTACCTTGGCTCAATTTACCTTCTCCTTTACATATACGGCTTCGTAGTAAGTTTCTTCAATCGTCCTAAGATATCTGCCTCGCTTGTTATAAATCTTCTCAATCACCCTTACTGGCTTGATTGGCTTCACACATTCGAACCCGGACTTTTCCTTGTCGATGCACAATACCAGGCATTTGTATTTATCGGTATGCCTAACCCTGCTAATAGCCCGCATTTCTCACTACCCCGTTTAAGGCTTCGATATAAGTCCATTCGAGTGTATATAGTCTTACTTCGTCTATGTTTCTACCATCGCTAGTTTGATAGATTTCCATGCGATGTAGCTCTTTGATAAGCTGGCTCTTTCGCTTTTGCACTTCATCTTCACACATGCTATACCTCCTCTGTATACTTAACCCCTGTTGACCCATATCCATTACTGCCACGATCTGATTCAGACAACTTGTCCACCTCTTTAAACTCCGCTCTAACTACTGGAGCAAGTATTCCTTGCGCTATCCTGTCACCTTTACGTATGATATAACTTGTGACATTGTAATTGCCCAGCACTTCATCTGTATCACCCTTGATTGTATTTACACGGCACATATCACCTTGTTCCTCTACAACAATGCCGGCGTCTTCATATATGTTATCCACAATCACTCCAATCTCCCCACGATAATTAGAATCAATTGTGCCAAGTTGTACTCTCAATTTTGTTTTTAATGTAATGCCAGAGCGTGGTCTTACCTGTATTTCAAAGCCTTCTGGAATATCAAATGCTAATCCTGTCTTAACTAATTTTGTCTCTCCCGGTTCGATTACCACATCTTCAACAGCAACTAAATCAAATCCGGAATCACCTTTCTTTGCGTATTTTGGCAATACTGCATCTGGATGCATCTTTTTGACTTTCATTTTCAATCAATCCTCCACGTATCAATAATCTTCATCATTCGCAATCCATCCTGCTAACTTCGAAAGTTCATCCAACCTTATCACTTTGCCTTCTTGTTCATATTGCTCCATTTTTTCTTGGATTTTATCTTGAATATCGCTCACAAGTAATTCGTTAGACATTCCCATCCCCCTATCTAAAAATCACATAATCATAATCCCTTACCTTGCTGTGATACGTTTTAACTACCTGTATCCTGTCTCCATCATGGTTTATCTTGGTGGTTTCTTTGACATAGATTTTCTTCATTTCGAGACCTCCTCAATTGGCTTAATCTCCTGGTAACAGCCTTTCCTGTCCGATTGACTTCTTTTCCAATTTCAGCATGTGTCATACCTCTTGAGACGCCCTCCGTTAAAAAATCATCCTCATCACTTGTCCAGCGTCTTTTGTAGTTGAAAGGTCTTTCTATCCAAATTTCACGAACGCCTTCCACATGGATAGAATCGGCGCAATTTGGGCAACTTGGACGCCTTACTTCTCTGGCGACAATGAAATCTAATTCGCAATCCTTGCACCAGTGAAATGTGTAAGGTTTCTTTTTAGGCATCCTGTTCCCACCTTCCGACATTCACAGAAATAATCGGATCACCGAATTTTGCTTTTTCCATACGCTTTATATGACTTTCAGTTGCGTACCATTGTACGGTTTCCGGTTTGACACCTAACTTTGCAGCACATTCCTCTGCTGTTCCTGTGAATTGGAATTCGTCACCGATATAAATGGCGTATTCTGTTACTTTCTGCAGCTTGTACCCCTTAGGTCTTCCTCTAGCCATCAGAACCAACTCGCCTGTGGTTGTTCAACAACTTTTCTTTCAAGAGCCTTATCAAAGCGCTTATCACACAAATTACTGCGATTATTTCGGACTTCGTTTACCTTGCAGTCGATACATTTTTTTCATGTGGATTCTCCTCTCAATGCTTGACGTGCTTTTTCTCCGCTATCTTCTTCCGCAATCGACCTACCTAAATACATAGTGTCTCCGTCTATGATCAATTTTCTATGATTATTTTCATCCGCATAAAACTCCAAAGCCTCTTTATAGCGCTGGTTTTGTTGTTGGATATCGAATAAATCAGATTGCGCTGTGCGAAGCATAATAGATAATTTGGCATTTTCTTTTTGAATTCGATAGTTTTGTTCAGCTTGTTCGATTAACCAGTCAATTTGAAATTGATGCATCTCTCCGTCATTTTCATGCCATTCTTTTATCTCTTCCAACCGTTCATCCATCACGATTCCCCTTCCTGTGCGTATTCCAGCAAATCTATAGCTCTATCTAGCCCTTGTAGATACCCACCGATATA